TTGTTTCATAACTCCCTGAAAATCCTCATTACCATCATCATCTACCAGACAAAGTTCTCCATCAAATACTACATTAGTAATGTTAAGAGCCTTAATGCCATCCCTAACGATGCCAAGAGTATCAAACTCCTTTCCTGTGCGGGAATAGAAGGTAGTATCACCATTACTATCAACAATCCCAATACATCTAGCACCGTCAATTTTTCGGCTAACATACCAACCATCCTTCCAATTTACAAGTTTAGGCTCATATTTATCTGCCAGAGCAACACTAAACTCTGGAATGTGGTCAGGAATAGCCTTGTTGATAATCTTATCGCCAGCACGGGTTTTCAAATCCTTGTCGATAATACAATGAATCAGTTCCTCGTATTCAGAGTAGTGTTCGATAAAACTATTCACAGCAGAGATAGCATCATGTCCAGTAATCTTTCGACTCTTTAGAGCATCCAACAAATCAAAGAAATTTTTATATTCGTTCTTTCTGGCTACAAGATGATTCTTCTTCTTCAAATTATCGCTGGTCACATTATATTGCCACAATGGATGATAAGTATAAAGTAAAATATTTTTAGTGAAAGATGCTGCGGCACTATTATGTCCGCAATAATCCAAAATAATTCCTTCCTTATCTTTAGTGCTGCTTGTAGCACGAAGATCACGAACCATTCCCATAACATAATTAAAATCGTGAATCATTCCAAATAGTCTCCTGTGTGTATTGTCATTCTACACTAGCGTTATCGGCTTGTCAAGCATCGTTACTTGAGCGATTCGTGTCATCTATATCTTTTTTATTATAAAGGTCTGATCTTTCTTTATTAGATTCTCCGCTACCTAAATCAGTATGATCATAATCCATAATATCTGTGTCAGGAGTGACCCATCTCATATTTCTTTCTGCTGTCCATAATGTTTCATTATATTTTCTGTGGATTACCAAATCTTTTTTAATTGTAAAAGAAGGATCGTGCATAACTAATCTATTGTTAGGCTGAATAGCAAAGTTACCATTATCCATCTTGATAAAATGACCACACTTATGCTGTGATGGAAATTCACTAAGAGTAAAATCGGTATCCCCACCGTCTGTGGAACTTGCCCAATCTAGTGTGAATAAATAACGACCAGTATATTCTACTCTCCTTCTAGAAATAAATTTACAAGTATGATTTCTTAGTATTGGATAAGAAGTTACCCCAATATGGTAACTAAAAGAATCCCACAATACTAATTCGTCCAGAGGTTGCTCAACAGCATCTTGTTTCCAACAAAAAGCATGAATCGGCATCCTCCACCACAAAGCACCATCCTCCATAATAAAGTGAAAGAATGGTGCTTGTGCTGGTATAGAAGTCATACCAAAAATATGACATGGAAATTTCTTATCAAATGAATCTTCTTGATTTCTTAAAAAATTACCACGAATGTATGCTGGTACAACAGGGATTGGTATATTAAGGTAAGCCATTATTTTTCCTAGATAAAAGATTATTCAAAGAATCGACAACACCATTTATTAATACTGGTAATTCATCAGCACTAATATCACTTCTTAATAAGAGATAATTGAAAGCATTTAAAACTCCTTGAGCATTATCTCCTAATTGACCAATACCAGTATTGCACTTATCACAAGCCCAGCCTCTAAACTTTTTAGTTTTTTTACAGTGATCTAATCTTTCGCTGTTTTTTTCTGAAAATAACTTATGACAACATTCACAGTTATTTGGAACTGGTGGTGCTTTTTTTCTTATTTTATATCTTATCTTAGTTTCTTTTTTAACACAACTTTTACATCTACTATCCAGACGATCTTTGTGTCCTCTGTGTTTAGAAAAGGATTTACTATTTTTTCTTTTACCACAATAAACACAAATTTTTCTACTCATACTGGATGCGGCGGAAATCGAATCCGCGTCCTATCATATATCAAATAATATCTTCTACAAGTTTATCATGTTCATAAGTTTTGAGAAAGATTAAAGAACAAACAACATTCATCTTTCCGTACCAACTAATCTCAGGCTAGAACCCGTTGGTTATTCTAGCAGCCGAAGGATTTTACGACAATCTTTTGAACGCTACCTTCATCGCTTTCTAAGATTGTTGCTACTCTTTTTTATCAGGCAGCAAGGGCTAATTGATTTACGCCAATTAAGCGTTTGGTCTGCTTTTAAGGAGGCCAACAGACCAACCTCCACTTGCTAATATAATTCTCCCTATGTAGTCGAAACCTTTACGCACCCTATTTTTCCGAACCTTCTTCAAGTTGATCAAACATTTTATTCAATTCAGATTCCCTAATTGCAATAATACTAGACCCACATTGTTTGAAATACATTTTCTCAAGATAGTTAAAAGTATAAAACTGAACAATATTAAAACCAATACTAATTGAAAAACAAAATATCAAAAGTATATCGAAAACTAAATGTCTCATTCAAAAATCTCCTAGATTAAATAGGGCGTGTTGGAGTCGAACCAACCTTTTGAATACCTTATAAGAGTATGTGCAACTACCGGCTGCAACGCCCCATATTTATTGTTGTTCTAATTCTTTAAGTCTTTGTTGTAAAACCTCAATTTCTTTATAATAGTTCAGACATGACTGACAGAAATCCGAAGAAATATAATCCATTAGTTCATCAATCTTTTCTTTTATTTCTCTTAGTTCGTTTCTTTGTATTGGATTCATTTTTATTCTCCACTTTATTTGTCCAGAAAATCATGGTATTATCTTCGTCACTCCATGCACACTGAACCAAATTTTGAGCGGCTAATTTTGCTAAACCAACATTATGAATCCATACACAAGTTTGTTCAAAAATTTCACCATTCGCATTTTCATCTAGCATCGGCCTATTTCCTTCATCAAATCCAAGACAATTCTCTTTCACAAGATTAATCATTTGACCAATAGAAATATATTGATTAAGATCATCATCATAAGTATCACAAATATTTTTGGCCGCACAGATTCTCATTTCATCTGCATAACCTTCTAAATTAGTAATAGCATAAACTTCGCTCATGATATACTCCAATTAGATATATTTCTTTACACCAGAACCAGACTGACTATCATTAATATGGTCAATTGTATCTTGCATATTACGCTCTCCCCTAGAAAGCCATCTTTCATCCTCATATAGTGCTGTGATCATTTGAGGAATCCAATGCTGATAAGCAATATCGTACTCTTGAGGAAAATAATCTTTTAAAATACGCTCAATATGGAACAGATTTTCGCTGATAGAATCTCTGTGGTCAATTAGTTTATTTAATTGATATTTTTGATCGTTAGTTAATTGTGTCATACAACTTCTCTAGGTTTCAGTTTGAGCAACTTGTGTTTAGTTTTCCAAACTTTAGTCTCTTGATTCTGAATGTCTCCACCCATATAAATATGGCAGAAGCCTTGGTATTTGTCAAGTCCATAAGCAAGGATTCCATTATCATCAATACTCTCGACAAGAAATCGTCCACGATAACCCATAGGGATAAATTCTCCCTTGCTGACGTAGTATGGGCCACCAGCAACTTTGATCTTATCTCCCTTAACAAGATCACGCCAGTTAATGTCACGAATAATCTTGGTATTCTTTTTCTCTTTGCTTTGACACTTGAAAATAAAAGGGGTATTGCATTGTGGACACATAAAAGCCCTTGGGCCGGTCAAGTGTCCACACTTATCGCAAGTTTTCTTACCCTTTGGCATTTTCGTTCTCCTGTGTTGTAGTTGTGATGCTCTAAGTATACCAGACTAATCGGCACTGTCAAGCATGATTCTTTAGTGGATTTTTAGATTTTTTCACTAAATTAGATACGATCACCTTGAATATCTACGACAACAAAACCATCGACCATTTTTACCCTGAGCATATCCAACATCCACAGTAATCATACCACTATTAGAGAAGCAGCAATTATTATAGGCTTGTTGTGGAGTTGATCCACTACCGCAACCTTCATATCCACTATTGCCACCAAAATGACCCACAATATTTCGTGATGCCATTGTTTCTGCTACTCCTTGTGCTGTGCTATTATTGATAGAGTAATTAGTAGTATAACTATAATTTCTAGGTTTAGCATCGCACACGTTCATTAGACCACAAATAGCCACGAATAAAATCATCTTCTTCATAATTAATCCTCCTTGATTAAATCTTTGTCAGGGATAATTTTCAAACTACCCTTAGAATAATGACAAAAATAACTACTATGAATTTTGCGTTTAATTAGGTGATCAATTTCATCAAAAATTTCAGTATAAACATTAATTCTGTAACGATTATCAAACACATTAATAATCTTTGTCATCCAATAATGTTTAGGTTTTTCAACCTGTTTAAACAAAAGACTTTCAATTTCAAGATCCATTAGAATTTTCTCCAAAAATTGCTTCCATATTAATTGCTAGAACCAGCCTGTCGGAACCCCGGCTATCACTAATAGTATAAGTGTCGCAAATCAATTCATCACCAGTATTAGAATCGTGAATCATTACTGGTGATTGCCAATCGAATTGTCCAAAATTTTTTGTATTATTCGCTTGTTCATATAAAAACTTATACAAATCTAGCCAAGTCATCTTGCCCTCCTATTTGCTCTATCAAGAATACGAATAGTTTGTGTAGCATTACTAGGAACCATAACAAGGGATGGAGCAGTTTTATGGTTCCAGTCCATAAAACCCACAGCACGACTCTCTACACTACAAGATTTACAAAGAATCTGGCGACCAGTTTCAACAAGAAACTCATAGCGATCAAAATCAATCTGATTTTTGCAGTAAATACAGTTCATGGTTGTCTCCGTTTGTCGGATTATACCATAACCATCGGCACTGTCAACCCTTCTACTTGAGTCTGATTGCCAATACTATCACTAAAATTGCCATTATCCAGACTGTAGTAGATATTAGATAATCCTACAGCATTTAATAGTTTATCACAATTAACACAAGGCTTGCTTCCTAAGATAAGTCCTTGTCTATTAATACGAAGCACACATACTGTCCAATTAGCATTAATGGTATTATACATATCCAGCAGTTTAGAAATAAGATGAGATTCAGCATGGATGAATGGATATTCTTTATATTTTGGTAAATTAAATTGTTCGCCTATTCTGTAAGCCCGTGCATGAGTTTTAATCGGGTTATTTTGGGTGAAACAAATCATTTTGTTGCCATCAAAGGCAGCAGCATAATGATAACAACGAATAAGAGGATTAGGGTTCCAATTTGCATAGGCTTTACGAATCGTTTTGTTTAGTATCTTCATCTTTTTTAACCAAAATTCTAGCACCCTCAATAGTTGTAATCATATCATACTCATCTTGTAAAGATTTTAATGGTAACTTATTTGGTTCTTTTTGAGAAGATACAAAGTCAGTTAGTCTAATTCTCTGTGGTTCTTTCATAATGTTTTTCTCTCTTGGTTATGATATTCAAGACCTCGTTTCAGAAAATGTTCTTCGTACTTATCAAAACCAAAATGCTTTTTAGCAAATTCTAGCACTGTTTCTGGTTTAAAACAAGAACAAGAATAAACATCCAAACTAATAAAATGAACAGCCTCAATAGCATGAATTTGAATTCCACTCTCAATTAAACCAACCCATCCGCTCACACCATACTTATCTGCATAAATTTCACGACCATGATCAGTAGGCCCATGAATAACAATTGGTGGAGTCATTCTTGTCATACCAATTTCATCAACAAGACGCTCTAAAAATCGGTAGACTAACTCAAGATTGTTTGCGGTTCCTTCCGCAGTATTATACATATCAAGAAAATAACTGTAACCGAATGGCTTAACTTCTTCACTCATTTTAAATTCCTTTAGTGTGCTAAAATATAAAGTCCGATATTAGAAAACGCATAACCACAATAAGCATAAAACATACCATAATTACCATGTCTCAGTTGCTCAAAAGCAACATAAGTATAAATTAGACCAGTTAAAATTATAAGTGGTTTGCTCATGCTACTACTCCACGACAAATTTCATCAAATCTCTCTATTGCATAATCTTT